CAATTGTAGACGATATGGTAAAGGTATTAGGTGCGGAAGCAAGAGCGTATTTAAGCGAGTTTGAGGTGGTATAATGGAACATATGAATGGGGGTGAACGTCCAATAAAAGTTGAGAAGAGGTACGATAAAGCACGAATAGAGATTAACCCGAAGTATGGGAAGCCGATTATCCGAGACATGAAGACAGGGCAATACCTTCCCAAGTATAGAAAGGGGGTGCAATAGTGCCGACAAAATTTACCATTAATAACGACGAGATTTCAGAACGTGATTGGGGGGATGTAGACAAAGGCAGTATTTGGCAAACATTCAAAAAAGCACGTGAAGAAGGAGCTTCAGGGCTGGCAAGTGCGATAAAAGAGATGTATGCGGTAGTCAAAGCTCCTGTTGATGAGAATTTAAGGGAAGCCGATTGCTGGGGGCCACACCATGAGATAAGAAGCGATGGAACATTAGTCGTTAATCGTAGGGGCGTAATAGCGGCAGTTGGAGCATTAGCTGGTGCAAGGGCAGAGCCGAATTTAACTGCGAGCGAGAAGAAGGAAGCGGCAATGCATTTGGCGAAGCATTACCGAACAATGGGATTAGAGCTTCCAGATACGATAAAGGAATATGCAGGCGAAATGGCAGTACCGTTGCAAATGGATGTTATGGGCGAGATGGCGGTTGAGGATATCCCAGTCGCACCGTGGGCTGATGTGAAGAGTTTGCAAGAGAATGACCCTAATCCGATGGAGGTAGTCGTAGCAGTACCCGTTGGCAAGTCTAAAAGAGGCTGGTTTTACACTGAAGAAGCACTAAAAGCTATTGAAAGAACGGTAAATGAGCAAGGGCTTCCGGGATTTATGGGTCATCAAAAACCTGATAATGTGGATCATGAGTTCCCAGAGCCAGTTACACATTGGGTAGGTGCAAAGTTTGAAAATGGCAGGTTGTATGTGCGAGGTGTAATTGATAAGTCAGCTGAAGATTTGAAGCGTTGAATCAAAGGCAATGCTGTAAGGACAGTTTCTATCTTTGGCGTTCCGAAATTAAAGCACAAAACAAATGGCGAAATTGAGGTCGTTGATTTCAGCCGTTGAGCATTGACTGGACACCGTTAGGAAGGGCGGGGATGGAAACACAAGTTATAGCTATCGGCGAAATGGATAGCGTAAGAGAAGAGACAAAAGAAGAAACACAAGAAGAAACAAAGGCAGGTGATAGCATGGACGAAGTGCAAAAGGTTTATGGTGAGCTGACAGAGTTGCTCGGGGTAGAAGGTGAGGAACTTGTCGCAAGTGTAGAGAAGATGAAAGCCGCATTTGAAGAGCAGAAACGCAAAGAATGTGGCGAGTTGGTGGAACAGCTGATTAAAGAGAAGGNTTCAGGCGAGGNTGCGCAGGTGNTGGTAAAGAAGTTGCTTAAGTATGAAGGTGAGCCTGACAAAGAGAAAATAGCAGGCGAGATTGATAATATCTTGAACGACCCAGATGTGAAAGAAGCATTAAGTAAGATTTATGCTGTAAACCCTCCAGTAGTGGGTGAAGAGCAGAGTAGTAAACTCGTAGTTAAGCGAGTAAGAATTTAGAAAGGGGGCAGAGAAAATGGCGTTTGATGGACAGCCAGTACCAAGCACAGAGTATCAAATACCACAGGCAAAGGTAAGTGATGGACAGAGTGTAGTTGTAACGGCTACGGGTAATGTGGTTGCAGGTGAGTTTTACGAAATTCAAGGCTTTCTTGGAGCGGCCATGACTAATGGCAAAGCAGGGGATAAGGTAGTGCTGAACATTGAGCAAGCAGAGTATAGCACTGTGCAGGTTGTAGATGGTGCAACGTTTAGCGTTGGAAGTTTGGTCTATTGGAATGGGACGGCATTTACTAATGATGTTGGAACAAGTAATAGGTTAGTGGGGCGTTGCACATCTTATGACAGTGTGAATAAGGTGCTTACGTTTATTCTTGGGCCGCAAGCATAGAGAAAGGGGGCTGATATAGATGATTATAATTGATCAAGAAAGTCTTAAAGCCGCAAAAAGGCAAGGAACATATACATATACCGTACCTATGGTGATTGATAAAAAAGAGTACCCTGTAGATGTAAGGCTAATTAATGGCGAGATGGAAACATACCAGTTGACTAAACCCATAGGTGAGTTGATGACATCGGCATCGCTTGAAGATAAGCAGGACTTGTTGAGGAAGGTTACGTTAGATGTCCAGCTGGGTAGGGAGCAGGTTCAGACCCTGTATGCTCCAGTTTACCAGACTTTGAGCGACCCTAATTTCCCGAGGGTATTGCAGGCAACATGGGCAATGTATGGGAATGTAGTATTCCTTGAGCATTTGGAAGGGCAAGAGGTCAAGTTCGGGAGTTTGTCCGTTGAGAAGGGGCCGATTGCTACCATTCAGGAATATACCGCAGGATTTGAGTACACCAAGGAACTCATAGATTTCAATGAGATGTTCAGGATTGAGCTTATCAATCAGGCGATTGGACAGGCTTANAATGCGTTGCTGAATCATATCCACTTNTACCCGATTTTCAGTTACAGTTACAATACCAAGAATGTTACCACGTGGAAGGGTGAAACAGGCGACCCATTGTGGTTAGGGATTTACAAAACATTGAGGCAGGCAATCATAGATGCCACTTTAGCAAAGCGTCCAGCGACAGTGTTACTTGCAAACCCAGCTGATAGGTTTGATATTGAACTTGCATTGCGTGGAGGTTTTACCATTGAAGGTACGACTTATCCAGCGTTATCAGGCATTGATACGATAATCTATTATGAAGGTTGGCAAGGGACAATGAATGGCAAGCCATATGTGTATGAAGGAGTACCGCAGGGTGAAGCTTATTTGATTAGGCCGAAGCAAGGGTTTAAGGAACTCGTGAAGAAAGACCTTACCATTGAAACTACCAGCGGCGATTTGACAAGGTTAGTTGAAGCTCAGATAATCGCTTATGCTTACCGAGGCGTATTCGCTGCATTAGACGAGAATGTGCAAAAGGTAGAGATCCGTGCGCGCCAATGATGATACCAACTCCAGAGTTAGTTGAGCAGTTACGCAATCTTGCTGGTGAGAAGGAAGAGGGAAGGTTCACCGATGCTGAATTAGAAGACATTATTAAGGCGTCAGATAACATTTATGTGGCGGCTTCCTATGTATGGACATTAAAAGCGGCGAGGATACAAGAAGAGTTAGGGAACATCCAAAGCTATTCTATTGGTGAAGAAAGTTACACTTATAGGTCGTTGACAGATATGTTGGAGTTGTGCTTAAAGATGGCTGACGCATATTCCCAGATGGGTGATATGGGAGCAAGAATTGTGCAGGTTAACCCTCCTGATGTGGTATGAAGGAACAGCGGGTTAGAGACATCGCATGGGCAATTGAGCAAAACCCTGTAGATGTTACCATTTACCGTACACAGCGAGTATTGAGTGAAGGACATTACACCGAGACTACCATGGAAGTAGGAACATATAGAGTGCGTATATTCTTGAATGATAGGCATACTCCAGCAAAATTGATTGATGAAGGAGGGAGGGCATTGCGAAGTGTAACATGGTCAATGCGTTGTGATGCTTCCGTAGATGTAAAGGCTGGTGCAAATGTGGTGGATGTGGTAGACGTACCTATGCTGGGAAAATTAAAAGTAGTTAACGTTATCCCGTTAAGCGTACAGGGTGAAGTTGTAGGATACCAAGTGCAGTTGCAGGGGATGGATGAATGATAAAAGTTGCCCAAGGTTTCAGTGGTAAAAGTAAATATAAGTTTCAGCAGATTTATGCGTTAATGGACACGGTATACCGACCAATGACAGAAGGGTACATGAAAGCAAACAAGCCGTGGACTACACGAACAGGTTTGGCTGTAGCAGGGTTACATTCCAGAATAGAGAAGAGCGAAACCGAAATAAAACTCATACTTGGGCATGGCGTAAGTTATGGCGTTTACCTTGAGCGTGGGCATAAGGTAAAAACTAAAGGCGGTAAGGTAAAAGAGGTTAAGCCGTATGCGATACTTAAGCCGACGCTAGACAAGTTCTATCCAGATATATGCGAGCGTATAAGGGAGCTGTGGAGCATATGAGAGACGAAATAAGGAAGTTACTCGTAGAAAAAGTTGCATTAGTTGGTGAAAGGGTATACGAGCCATATGTTCCTTCATTGCAAATAGAAAAGCCTTATCTTGTAGTTAAGGAAGGTTCACGGGAAGTACCAAACGATTGGGCTGGGTATACGACTACCATCGAAGTGTGGATATTTGAAAACTTTGAGACATTTGCGGATGTAGATCAGTTGGCGGCGGATGTGATTAGTGCGCTGGACAAACAAATAATCACGGTTAATGATAAGAAGTACTTATTACGTTACCTTGCTACTATAGGTGAGGATTTCTGGGATGAGGAGCTACAAGCATTAGAACGTGGTTTGCAGTTTCAGGTATTTTCACTGGGTTGGTTGAATGGTGAGACATACGACCCAGATCCAGTAGCAGCATTACGTACTTGGAGTGAAAGCCGCTGGGTGAAGGTTGAGGCAAAGGATGGGAAAATAATCAAAACACCGATATTGCAAACTGACCCAGATACATGGGACCCGTCAGACCAGCGTCCGGGCTTGTATTGGCGAATTGTGGAAGTATCAGCACCATACAATGTAAGTGCGTCAATGTATTGGATGAATTTCACCATTTATGGGCATGTTGTGGCACCAGATCCGAGCGTCCGTAGAGAATGGATAAGGAAAGTCGTTGAAGCGTTAACAGATGCGATGCGAATAAATGTTAATGATGTTACGGAGTTGTGCGTAGAAGAGATATCAGCTACAATGGATGCAGATCCGTTAACAGTGGGACAAATCAGGTTACGTGGAACAATGGGACTCATGCGTAGTAAAGTAAGTGCGGAAGTATTGAGTAATGCTTCCGTTAGTGGTGGGGTGTCATTTACAGTGAAAGTACCCATATTAAACCCTGAAGGGGAAGGAGGTTCGGCGGATTGAGTGCAAAAAAAGAAGTAATAGAAGAAGAGCAGGACACCAAAATAAAACCCGAGGGAAAAGAGGCTGAAGATGTTTATACGCTTAATGATTTGGTAGCGAATGCTGGCATATTTGGAGTGAAGCCCGAAGCAATAATTGGTGCAATGAAAATGGCTGGTAAAGAAGAAGCTACCAAAAAAGAGATAAGTAAGTTTCTGTCGGATTTTTTACGAAAAGAGGGGTAGAGCATGGCAGGAGTAACGTTCACAAGTGGTGAACAAAAAGTACGGCCGGGCGTATTTGTCCGAGTGCAGAATATAGGACAACCAGTAGTCCCCGCATTACCGCAAGGGATTGTGGCTGGGGTAGTAAAAAGTAATTGGGGGCCGATTAACACACCTATTACCATAGCTACAAATGAAGCAATACGAGACGTGTTTGGATCAGGTGAAAGTTTAACGATGCTTACCGAGGCGTTTAAAGGNGGGTGTAGTAAACTTGAAGTGGTGCGTGCAGGTACAGGTGGTGCATCGGCAACTATTGTGCTTACCGATACCGATACCGCTACCACTCCAGCGAATGTGGTTAATATCACAGCAAAATATCCGGGCACAAGGGGTAATAATTTCACGGTAACAATTAGGGATTCATTGACAAATGCGAGTTTAAGAGAGTTTTTGCTTTATGAAGGAGCAACGTTGTTGCTTACCGTACCATTTGCAAAAGGAACAGCAGAGCCAGATGCTTTGGTTTCAGCATTGAATAGTTCACAAGCGAATAAATACGTTACTGCAGAGAAGATTGCGGCTGGTAATGGAACATTGAAGGCAGTAGCCAATGCGGGTATGACAGGTGGGCTTGACCCTACCACTACCGCAAATGATTATTTGACAGCCCTTACATCACTTGAGGCGGTTGATTGGAATGTGCTCGTAGTTGATAGTGAAGACACGAGTTTATTTTCGTCCATTCAGGCGTATATAGACCGTGTAAGGAATGCTGGTAAGCGTGTCATGGCAGTGTTAGGACAAAAGACAAATGTAGAGTTAAGCACCAGACTAACATTAGCACGTAGTTTTAACGACCCAGCGATTGTGTTTGTGGTGAATGGGTTCAGTTACGCTGATGGAACAGCGATAGAAGGTTATAAAGCCACAGGGCGAGTAGCTGGGATGATTGCAAGTGCTGATGTAACAGAGAGCCTTACCCATGCCGTAATACAGGGAGCTACAGGTTTGGTAGGTGCTTTGAGTAATACCGATATAGAAAGTGCGCTGAATAGTGGAGCATTGGTGTTTACGTTAAGCTCGCAGAAACAGGTTCAGATTGAGCAAGGCATTAATACGTTTATAACTCCGACGGCTGACCTTGACATGGGTTGGAGGAAGATAAGAAGAGTAAGGACAAGGGACACGCTGATTGACAGAATTGGTGCGACTTGGGACTTGTTGATTGGGAAGATAAATAATGACGCTAATGGTAGGGCTACATTGATGGCAGCAGCGCAAGGGGTAATAAATGAGATGATTAATGAAGGGGCACTAATTGCTGGTCAGATTTATGAAGACCCGACCAACCCTCCAGAAGGCGATAGCGCATGGTTTATCATACAAGTAGACGATACCGATAGTGCAGAAAAGCTGTACTTGACATTCCAGTTTAGATTTGCTCCAGTATAAAAGGAGGTGAAAGAATATGGCAGATGGCAGATATATATTCCGAGATTGTGTACCTGATGGTGCGATTGACATAGTGAATGTTCGGACAGGGGATATTGTGCAAAGGGCGTGGAGTTTCAGGGTAAATGCTCCAGTAGAATTGCAATCAGCCCTTGATGGAGGAACATTCCAGCCTAATCATATTATTCGTGGTTACGATGGTGAGTTGTACGACGGCGATGGTAATTTGCTTGCTGAAGTAAACACATTCCAAGCACAGATAAACCTGACCAATACCGATTACCAAGCAGCTGGTAATAAACAAGTATGGGCAATACCCCAATCTTATACAGTTACTTTGACATTTACAGAGACAGTAATAAAGGATGCCAAGATACTTAAAAAAGTGTTGGACAGTTTAGCAAAAGGAGCTCCAGATGCAAGATTAAACTTTATGGGGGTATTACACGCACACACATAGGAGGGGTGAGAAGTGAGTAAGGTTGATAAAGAGGAGTTATTAAGTAAAGAAGATGTCGTACTAAGGGATGTAGCTGGCATTCTAAAAGCGATGGATACAATCGTAGAATATGAGACATACCACGTAGTTAGGGATGGGAAGGAGTTATTTTCGTTCCGAGTGCGTGGGTTGACCGATGAAGAAGCCGAGGAGTGCAGGCAAGAAGCTACAAAAACAGTGCGAGATAAAAGACTTGGCAATTTGGCAGTACCGCAGGAGTTCAATGCCGCAAAGTTTAACTCGTTGATGATTGTCCAAGCCACGCATCCAGAAGACAGGGCAATGCTTTGGGATAACAAAGAATTGTGGGAGAAAGCTAACGTTCTTGCTGGTTGGCAGCTGGTGGATAAAGTGCTTAAGCGTGGCGAGAAGGATGAAGTTATCGAACTCATAGAGCGTTTGAGTGGGTATAATAGCGAGGAAAACGAGAGCCGAGTTGAAACGTTAAAAAACTAATCAGGGCAGGTGGTGAGGCGACCATACTCCACCACCTGCTCCAAAGATGTGGAATAACGCCTGATGAATTTTATGCGAAGCCAAAGAAGGTGCAGGATTTTCTAAGGGCGTCGGTAATTGTTGAGTTGGAGGGGGAAGCAGAAGTCTTTAGAGAGATTAAAGGGGGGTAGCGAATGGCAGAAGAAAGTTATAAGATTGAACTTATCATTGATGCAAAGGACAATTCAGCTCAGACGCTTTCGCAGGCAGAAGAGAGGATTAACCGATTTCAGCAAAAAGCCCAGCTTGTAAACAAGCAGCTATCCCGTTCTTTGAATACACAATACAAAACTACACTTACAGCGGTAGATAGAACTACGTCTGTAGTGAATAGTGTTGAGCGGTCGTTAAGTAGAGTACCGACAAAGTATTCCATTTTGATAGCAGCAAAAGATATGGTTAGTAGTGTCGTGCCGAAGATAGGTAGTGCATTACAGACCGCATTAAATAAAAGTGTTGGGATGGTTAAAGGTGCGTTTTCAACTATGGGCAGGATTGTGTCGAGCCCATTTACATGGTTGGGTGTAGCGGCGGGCGGGGCTGGAATGACAGCCGCAATTACTGCTCCATTGAAGCTTGCAGGGAATATGGAGCAGGCGAGGTTGTCCTTTAAGTTTTTCCTTGGTTCAGAAGAAAAGGCCAGAAAGTTTGTTGCTGAGATGCAGCAAATGGCAGCTATTACGCCATTTGAATATAAGGATATCCAAGAGTTGTCCACGATGTTAATACCGTTATACTCAAGAATGTATGGAGTAAATAATGCTACTTCTAAGACTTTAGAAACATTAAGGTTGTTTGCCGATGCAGGCTCTATGACAGGTGCGGGGATGGAAGGAATACAGGGAGCAATGCTCGGATTTACGCAGATAGCCCAAAGTGGTAGGTTGAATTTGCAGGATTTACGTCAAGTAACGTTAGGTTTGAGGATACCTATGGAAGATGTACTTAAGGATTTGGGTGTAAAAAGTTTGGATGATATTTCGAAGAAGGCTATTCCAGCAAGGCGGGCAATGGAAGCAATACTCAAGACGTTGGAGAAGTATAAAGGAGGAAGTGAGGTACAAGCAAGAACACTACAAGGAATGATGTCAACTATAAAAGATGTATTGACTATGACTATTACGCAGTTTGGAGAAGGTATGCTTGCTCCAGTTGAAGGAATATTAAAAGAGATTACGGACGCATTGACTGGGACGGGTAGTGGAGTGACGGCTTTAGAGCAGAAGCTGTTCAATTTCGGGCGGCAGGTTGGTAATGCATTTGTAAGGATGTATGAAGGAGTTAAGAAGTTTGTAAAGGAGCTTACGTCATTGCCTGGTTGGGAGGATATGTCGCTATTAGAAAAATTGACAGCGACATTAGAGAAGGTGCTGGATGGTATGTTGGCATGGATAAAGGGCGATGGCAAAAAGCAGATAGATGAGTTTGGTACTACACTTGGTGATTTCTTGAGTGGAGTATTTGATGACATGCTACCAAAGGTATTACCAAAAGCAGTAGATTTTGCTACTAAATTGGTGGAAGAAGTAGGCAAGGCCGTGTGGAATGCGATAAAAACAAACAAGGTTCTTATGACTTTGTTAGGGGCGAGTATAGGCTACCAATTTTTCGGTTGGAAGGGTGCTTTTGTTGGTGCAGGGTTAGGGTTTGGAGGTTCGCTTGTGGCGGAAATTGCTGAGAATCCTACACCACACAGACAGCAAGTTCTTGATTTAATGGCACAAGGTTATACAAGGTATGAAGCTGAACAGTTAATTAAAAAAGGTAATGTGCTCCCATATGGTAATAGTAAGAGCCAAAAGTGTCGGAACAGGCTATTTTAGACATAATCAGCCAGTTTGAGAAAGAGGCTGGGCTTGTGGAAACTCCTACTATGACTGCTACGCAAGATGTTAATAATGTTTTGCTTCCGTTGAGTATTAATGAAGGTGTGAAAAAGGCGATAGATACAATTACTGGTACTGTTACGAAGCATGCTTTAGGTGGTATTTTTTACAAAGCCGCATATTGGAGTGGTAGCTGAGAGAAGTGCAGAGGCTGTGATCCCGTTAACAAGGACGCAGAGAGCATATGAATTGTGGCAGAAGGCTGGAGTGCAAATAGGTGCTTTGAATACAGCATATCCTACAGAGACAAAGCCCGTCGTGAGGGTGGAGTCTGGAGCGAAAACGAGTAAAGTTTGTAAATGTTAATTTGGATACCAGGGGGTTGGTGGAAGAGGTAGTTATAAATAATCAGGCTGATGTGGACAAGGCAGTCGATAAAATAGTGGATACGTTAGCTCCTGCTTTGAGGAAGGCGTTTTCAAATATGGTGGTGGGATAAATGGAGTTTTTACATAACGGGGAAGAATACCAAGCTTCATTTACCAATGAACCCAGAACAATTGCAAGTGATGACAAGTTCAAAGTTGTTCAGCGTTAGTATAATTGATTTGGGCGATTTCTTAATGCCGAGAGGTATTGCACCAGCAACGATTAGGTGGGAGGGTATATTCCCGGGTGTGAGTAGGAGGAACAGCATATATGTTGTGGATTGGCAGGATCCCAAGGCGATAGTGGGTTTGATTTCAGGCTGGCGACGAGAGAATGTAAAAGTTCATTTGCTGAATAACAGAAACACCGATAAATATGGATTGTTACATCAAGAGTTCGACCATACATGGAAGGGTGGACATGGCGATTGTTATTACTCCATAAGTTTGGTTGAGGCACGCAATTTGGTGGTAATGACAGAGAAAGAGAAGAGTACGAGTGCGCAGGCTAAAACGAGTGCGCAGAGACCAGCTCCGAGTACACCAAAAACGTATACTGTAAAACAAGGTGATACCCTATGGGGTATAGCAAAGAAAGTGCTCGGTGATGGTACAAAGTGGAAGACATTGTACGAGTTGAATAAGGCTGTCATTGGGCCAGATCCGAATAAAATTAAACCCGGGCAGGTGCTTAAGCTTGGTTGATATTACCAACATAAAGTATGAAGTGCGCATTATTGACCCAAGCGGTAAGCAAATGGATGTTACGCCATTTGTTAGTCAATTGTCCTTTGGTGATGCCGATGGTGAGTTAGCAGCGCATTTAAGTATGACATTGACAAATCAGCAAGTAGGTGGAAAGTGGATACACCAGCTTGTAGCACTTGGGACACCGATATACCTATTAGCGAATGGTGTAGAAGTGTTCAGGGGCACGGTGTTTGATTGGATGACGTCTACAGATCCGTTGGGTAGTGTAGATATTGAAGCGTACGACCAGTTGATTTACTTGTTTAAGAGTGAAGATGATAGGTACTATAGGTCGGGACAAAGGGCAATAGATGTGTTGACAGATATTTTCAGGGCATGGAATATTCCCATTGGCAAGATAGAGGGGCCGAATGTAGTATTAGCCAAGCAAGTATTCAGGCAGATGACGGTTGCGGAGATGATAAACAGCATACTCAAACAAGGTAAAGATAAGGGAGCAGGTGAGTTTATCGTACGTAGTGAAAAAGGGAAGGTTTATATCAGAAAAGCCATGTCCAATCAAGATGTTTACGTGTTTGCATATAATGAAAATGTGCAGTCGGTAATGGATAGGTGGAGCATTAATAATCTTGTTACACGGGTGCGTATTATAGGTGCGGAAGATGAGGAAGGAAGGGCACCGTTAATTGCAGTTCTTGATGGAGACACAAAATATGGTGTATTGCAAAGGATTGTCCAGAATAGTTCGGATGACACGTTAGCCGATGCAAAGCAGAATGCAAAAGAGATATTGAAGGAGTTCGGACAGCCAGAGAAAGACAGGACAATCAGGTGCGTAGATGTTCCCTTTATCAGGAAGGGTGATAAGGTGAAAGTTGTTGCTGGTACGTTAAATGGGTATTACCAAGTCGTATTCGTAGAGCATAATGTTACAAATTTGACTATGAGCGTGGGGCTAAAATGAACAAGAAAAGCATTGACGATTTGGCTAAAGTGTTAAATGAAAGAATTAGTTTAATAGCTAACACACCCGATAGCATTGAATTAGGAACGATACAGCCAGATATGAGA